TCTCGGTTGAGTCTGTTCCTGCCTTATAGCTGTTCAGAACTGTAACACCATGCTTTGCAGCAAGACCAGAACGAGGCCGAATCTGCATTTCAACGTCCATTGTGGCGGGTTGCCATTTCAGACCGGTTGGAATCAACTTGAATTCTCCAACGTCTATGATCATTTTTTCAACCGAACGAAGATCATAACCAGAACTGCCATACTCGGCACGTTCTGGCAGCTTCGCCTCTGGGTGAATGATTTCAAACATAAGCACATGACCGCTCATAATCTGGAAAGAAGGTTCGGATTTGTTTAGATCAAGTGAATTGTTCATGTAAAGTATTCCTTTCAAATTGGTAGAACCGCTGATTGGTTGTTGGAGAATCTAGCCCGCCCAATGTTTCATCATAGCGGCCAGTTTTAAGATAATCAAGACATTCCTTGATATCATCAGAGACATTTTCACTTCCGGTATAAAGACACGTTTTAACAGCAGGAAACGCCCCTTTAACCCACTTTAATAACCGGAGCAAGGTCTTTGGTTCATGATCGCCACCCATGAATGCTACGCACGTAAAAAGCGGTTCATTATAGAAGCCGGTAAAGTGTTTCATCAAACCATACATGGAACCCTCGTCAAGCTCTTTGCCAATATCCTGACATAACTCAGGACTATGGCAATGCTTGCAACGATGAGGACACTTTGTTACTTCTATGGCCACTGTTATTTCTGATTTGACTGTGGAGAATGAAGTTTTTGCACGCAAATACTTCATAGTAAATCGTCCTTATGATAGAACCGAAGCCCTGCTTCAATCTGGCGTGCCTTGGAGAAGTTTTTAATCTTCTTCAAGAAGCCAATGATACGAGTTGCATGGGATATGTTTTTACTACCACACTTAGAACATTGCTGTAGTGTGCGTTTGTCAATATATCCACACCCTTCTTCTTCGCAGCAGGTGATCATAATATTGGAACAGAAGTAACTAACGCCCAGGTGTGCGTTGACATCTATCCACTTGGCGTATTGCTCTTTGGTCAAGTATTCTTCAAGATTGTAATGAACTGCACTACCACCATCAAGATACCTTGTAACCAGCGAACTGTGCATCTTTGCCTTTTCTATAATGTCGAGATTTTCATCTTCGACTCTGTAGAAATATGAGTTGTAAACATCTCTGTTGACTTGATAGCCATCGCGCTTATCCCACTGTGCAAGCTTATGACCGGCATTTTCACCTGGAACGAATTCGGTATTGAAAAGAACACCATACTCTTTTCTGGCTTTCTGGTTTTCTTCTGAAATGATCTTTAGGATTGAAGCACAGAAATCCATATACTTTTCATTCGGTGTAATTTCCATACCCAAGAATTCGGCGGCTTCAACCATACCCAACAGACCGATGGTTGAATACTGCTTATCCATTGAAATGAAATTGGCGTCATATGCAGAATACATGTGGTTCTTTTGTATCCCTTGAAAGATATTGCGGACTGCCATATGATACTTATGGATTCTCTGAACCTGCTCTCTGATTGTGTTTTCAAGATTCAGATGTTTCTTGGCTGCATTCTGGACAATGCGATTCAGGTTCATGGTTATAACGTGTATTGAACCTGTCATTTCGCCGACATTACCAAGGGTATAACTAAATTCATTCTTGGTTTCTGAACGAAGTCTACAACAGCTAGAAAGGCTATCAACACTGTCTGACAGGTAGATGAAGAACGAATTACCATTGGCAAGTTCGTCACAGATGAAATCTTTGAATTCTGTATCGACAACCTTTTTGTGCTTGTCATACACCATTGCAACTGTGATAACTGGGAATGTCAGGAGTGATCTTTCACGTTCTTTATTGAACCATTTCAGAAAGAATTTCTGAAGGTTTTTGACCGATTCAAAGTCAACAGATGAGAATGTTTCGTCTGGATATTTGAACTCACCGTACATTGAATTCAAATAATTGTCGTCGAAAATCGAAAGGTTCCAGAACACAGACTGGCCATTTCTGCCACTCGACGGTTCATTGAGATAATAGATGAGGAATTGTAGTTCTTGTTTGATTGTATCTGCATGTGTTTCCAGATAATTTTGTCCATAGTCTTTACGGGCAAAGTAATCAAAACACACAAGTAGGCTTGGAATGGCAACTGCACCAGCAACCTGTGCTGCAATCTGGTTAATCAGATTGATAAGACCGCCACAAAAAGAACTTAGATGTTGTGGCTTTTCGGTATTGCCGCCGATACACTTGGAACCATGCTGTAAAAATGGAAACAGCCCGATTGCCATACAATATGGAATCAGGGTATGTGTCTCGTCATGGACGTACATATTTACTTTCTTAATATCTTCCAGATATTGTTTTGCTAATTCTTCGCCAAAAAGATCAGCAATTTTATTCATGCGAATGTAGCGATTATATTGCAAAAAGAATGGTTTTACGAATTCTCCAAGAAGCGTCGTAACATTCTTCTGGGTTACGTTGGCGTTGGCATCATAAACACTTCCCGATGCTGCGTTTTCCGCTTGAATGTACTGTTTTACAAATTCTTCCATGTCAGAAAGTTGGGTGCGGGAAAGGGTAAACACGATTTGAGGTGTCCTTTCAAAAGCGAGAATTTAGTGTATAGATTATAGCACTTTCCCTACATAGAATCGAGGTTTAATTTTAGCAATTTCATCACATTTTGTCCAAGTTCTTCTTTGGTGCCGTTGTTATAAACTGCGTATTCTATGGTCATTTGTTTGTATCTCTGTTCGATCAATACAAACGAATTAGCTTCTTCTTCGTTCTTCGGGCCAATTCCATTTCTATTGATGAAAAAGACCATGCCGCCCTGGGCTAGAATGCTTTCAATCTCATAATGATATCGAACATCGGTTATCAAAGGAGTAACATTGATTTTGCGAAGACCACCAATCACTTTTTCCAGACGATTGACCCATATCAAATCACTTTCAGCAATATCTTTTGCAACTCTTGACCAAAGAACATACATTGGCCGCATAATTTCTTTGAATTCTGGGGTGTCGGTATTAATCCCATGTCTCATTGCCCATTCTACACACTTGCGAAGATCGGCTTTGAGAGCATCGGCATAACCAATACATTCACAATCAACATCTGGGATGTTTTTCATCAACTGTTCGGCGGCAGTATTCTTTCCAGCTCTGGCATAACCGGCAAAACCAATAATCGGGGGGAATGTCATTTAAGGTACTCCTGTTTTGGGTGCTGTGAAAATAGTTCACTTCGTCCATTGAACGCTTTAAGAATCGCGATTGCAACGTCTCTGGTTTCTTTCTGAGTCTTCTGGTTGATTCTCAGATTGAAGAAGTCCCACCACATTTGAAAGTTGCCACTCATGGTCATTGACGTTTCGATGCACTGTGGAAGGATCGCCCTTGCATCTTCTTTCTTTATGCCATGTCTTCTCAGCTTTAAATATAGCATTCTTGAAGAGTCAAGGAATCGCAAGACTTCGCTATAAAGCATGGTTTCAAATAGGTTTGATGACACGCCGAATGATTCTACCGCTTCCGGTAAGATCATATTCGCATTGGAAACGTCACAATACCGCTGTGACATTTCTAGATAATCGGCATGGGCTTTTCTGAGTATTTGTCGGCCACATGCACGCGAGATACCCTTGATAGAAACACTGGCAAGACCATGCCTGAGAATGGATAAATGGCCGGTTTTGAGTGTTCTCTGCACCAACCCTGGGGTTTCTGGGTCAATATTGTAACACTCTGCCGTTGCGCCAGGAATGGCGTCTTCATTCCATGATCGTATGCTTACATTCATATCATTATGACTCCATTAAGCAGCAGATTTAATTTTTTACGTCCCCAATTATCAGTAAATACCCCAACGACGAACTCTGGAATCTGGCTTTCAAATTCAACCTTTGCCAGAACCGGATTGGCGAATATCCACGTATATTCTTCATTTGTAATTGACTCATCTGATTTGAAAACGAATCCCAAGAGTTCAAATAAGTTTTTCAAATCAGCGTCAGTTAGGGTTTCAAGTAGTGATCTTGTTATACGGATGCGGCCAAATCTACGTTCTGTAATGCAGTTTACCATAGTGATTTCCTCTTGTATGTAATCCCGTTATCGTCTTTGTAAAGATTGTTATCAAGACGGTAATTGATCAGGCCGATATATTCTTCACTGATTTCAATTCCGATGTAATTTCTGCCAGTCTCTTTGGCCATGAGTAGTGTAGTACCAGCACCGGCCATTGGATCAAGTACGATATCACCGGGATTTGACCATGAGAGGATATGGTCTTTTGCCAACGCCATTGGGAACGTGGCGGGGTGTGCTGCAATGGCTCTATCACCATAGTTACAGATACCCACATTATAATCCCAGACATTCCAGCGGAACCCGTATTCCTTAATCACAGCACCACGCTTTTTACAGGGCTTCTCTTTGAGACTCCCATCAACCTTGCGCTCAGTGCCAGATACTTTCATATTGGCGTGCTTGTTTTTCCGATCTTTCAGCGGGTTAAACGTCTTCGGCATACCTTTACTGAAGACGAACATGTACTCAAAACAGGCATAATACCTGTAGATGTCGGGGTATGGAATAGCGTTCTTCTTGTAGATCATGGTGTCATGAATGTTGAAACCAAGTGACTGAAAATGAAGCGCCTGTTTGAAACTGGTACCACATTCACCATCTTTTGTTGTCTGATCACCAACGACCCAGACGATAACACCACCTGGCTTAACTATTCTATGGAGCTGTTTGGAAGTTGCTTCAAAATCAAAACCATAGCCATTGTAATTACGAAGTTCACTGTAGGGTGGGCTGGTAACAACCAAGTCTACATATTCATCTGGGATATCCTGCATTACTACCGCACAGTCGCCATGGTATAATTTGTTTATTTCCATTGTTTATTCCGTTTTCGAGATATTGTAAGTCTCACAGACTTCTTCAAGAAGGTTGAAAAGTGTAGTTTTCATCTCATCTGGCAATTCTGATTCTCTGATGAGTGAATTGACGGTAATGTAATCAATATTACCCATCTGTAAATCCACCAACGCCAATCTCACAATCAGCATCATATTTTGAACAGAGAGATGATAACACACCTGCTGAAGCTTTACTACACCCTCGGCATTTTCCACATTTGTCTCTGCGACTTGGCGGTACGAGTGATACAGAATAATGACAATGATAATCTGGATCACAATCTGACCATAATAGATGTATTCAGACATTAGACATTCCCCCTATAATCTGGGCATCGAATACTGTTTTACCAAACTGTTCAAATGTTTGGATAACCAGCACCCTTTGTCGGTATAAACTATATTTGTCTGAAAGCCAGTTCTTTAAATCGCGTTCTGTCGTTCCTCGCTTGCAGACAAACCGGTATTTATTGTCGAGAGTGATTTTACCCCACTTCAGTACTGACACTTGGTTGCCTTTCGTTGAACAGCATTTTCATATCAAGGTCTAATGCTCGGCAGAAGTCGATGATAACCGGCAATGACATGATGTTATTCTGGGTAAGAAGAACTGCCACATTTGAACGAGACTTACCCATTCTTTTTGAGACTTCTTCCTGGGTCATACCCAGAGTCTTCATTCTGGCAGTGAACAACTTTCTGATTTCTGCGTTAAGGTCTTCGGCGATCTTAAACGCCACTACGTCTTTATTACGTTTCATATGATTTCAATCTCCTTCAGTGATGCGAGATAGTCTGCTTGATAGACTGCGATTTCAAGAATGTTGTAATCCTTGATTGGTTTCATAAAGAACTTCCCGCCGTACGGTCCCATGTGATGGAGAACGCAACCGGAGATCATGGTATAAACCTTTTCTGGGAGCATTTTCTGATAACGAGCAATCATCTTGGAAGCCGTCTTCGGGTGGTCAACATATTCCCAATAATTCTTATACTCGGCGCGTTTGCCGATATCATGAAGTAAGAGGGCTGAAAGTATGATATCACCACGGATATCGTCTTTGTCCCACTTGTAAGACTTGATTGTCTGATATCCAAACCAGCAAGCGCGTCTTATATGCCATACCAAACCACCTTCTTTATTGGCCATTTCGGGATGATACTTACCAGAACTGGATGTTGGTATTTTCTCAAGTTCCTCTGGTGCTTCCTTCAAACACTCTATTGTGAACTTGCGAATCTCTGGATTGTGTATTTGATCAAGAATGTCGGAGAATAAGGTATGCTTCATGTGGTTAAACCCTGCCTTTCATTTGATATGATTGTAATACTTTTCTAACATTTTGTCAAGAAAAATATTTTTAAAGGCGGTTATTCTTCTATCAAATCACCAAAATAAACAGGCTTTGTTGCAATTTCCCACATCGAATGTTTTTCTATATATTTCGATATGGTTTTTAATAGTTGCAACTTGGTTATTTTAACATTTTGCAATTTAGAGTTTTTTACAACTCGGCTTTTAAATAGCGAAACATCGCCATTTATTGGGAAATCTAAATACAAACCCCGCTTTGTATTATTTCCCCACATTTGAACGTCATCGTTGATTTTGTAAATATGTTTCCTACCGGCAGATTTGCGTAAAATTATGTTTATTTCTATAAGTTTTTTTATAGTTTTGCAAACATGGGTTCTATCCATATCACATTCACTTGCCATACAGCCCATCGTTATCAATGCTTCGTCTTTTTGCCAGCCATATGTTTTTCTGATTATGAAAAGAACGATTTTATACATATCGCCCGACAAGTTTCCAACCCTATACAGGGCATCCAAAATGCCCATTTCATATCTAACGTGTTGTATTGTTTTATCACGTTGAAGATCGGAAAACATATTTATTCCACCTCAAAGACATCTTTAAATTCACAGCCGATAGATTCGCATATTTTTTGGGCGGTTTTCATAGTGATGTTACTCTGTTTCCCAGAAACAATTTTCCAAACCGCCGGGGCACTCATACCAGTTTTTCTAGCAAGTGCAGGGGCATCTAAAAACTTATCTGCCATTTTTTCTTTCAGATTCATAAGTTTGATTTTTATAATCACAACAATTTCTCCTATTGTTTAAATTTTGTTACCGTGTAATTAAAATATATTTTCAAGCAATTGTCAAGTAATTTCATTAAATGGTCAAAAATTACTTAATGTGTTCTGGCATACCACACTTCAACATATTACTTAATGTGTTCTGGCATACACATTAAGTAAATACTAACACATGTATCAAAACCGCGATCAAATGGGAATATTTTTAAAAATCTAATGTGTTCTGGCATACACATTAAGTAATTTCTCACTGTGTGCTGGCATACCACAGTAATGTGTTCTGGCATACACATTAAGTAAATACTAACAAAACGACCTCTAATCCGCATTGGATGTAGGTTAGCTTGAAAAATCTAATGTGTGCTGGCATACCACACATAATAATATAAGATAAATATAATAGATAGGGCTACCTACTTTTACTAATTTTCAACCAGCCAATTACCAAAGAACATTCTAAACCCGAATGTTCTTTGGCGATCTTTTCCCAAGGAAAACAAGTTTCCAAAATTGACATTTCACAAGTTATCACATATACTACCAACATGAACCAAGAACTTGAAAGAATCAAAAGTATATTATTTGGAACACTGGACGATCCCCACTTTGTCCAAGACATTCTTGACGAATACAAAGGTCAGGAAGACATAGTTCTGGAAGTTTTAAAAGATGCATTTGGTGAAATATTGGAAGAAGCTGATCCTTTCAAACATGCCATGGTTTCGCCAGAAACATTCTTGGATGACCCTTATTATTGCGGTGTCAATCCTAAGACCGGTATTGGTGTGGTTGAATCCATTTACCCAAAACTAAGAGAAGATTTCATAGAAATTCATTCTCCCGGTTCTACCATTGAGGAAGTGGTTTTAACCGGTTCTATTGGTTGGGGTAAATCCTTTTTCATGGAACTAGGTATGCTCTGGCAACTTTATTACCTTAGTTGTTTAAAATGGCCACAGCGTTATTATTTTCTAGCACCAGACTCACCAATTGGAATCATTATCATTTCAGTTACAGAACAACAGGGCAAAAAGAACATTTTTAGCACTGTTAAAGGCATGATTGAAAAGATTCCTTATTTCAATGAAAACTTCATGTTCAATAAGAAAAAAGCAACTGATTCGCTGGTGTTCCC